TGCCTTAATGGCATCTTCTGCTAAGATCGAGCAGTGTATTTTAACCGGAGGCAATGCTAGCTCTTCGGCGATTTGGCTGTTTTTAATTGATCCTGCTTCATCAAGTGTTTTTCCTTTGACCCATTCCGTGACAAGGCTCGAGCTTGCGATAGCCGATCCGCAGCCATACGTTTTAAATTTCGCATCTGTAATAATACCTGTATCATGGTCAACCTTTATTTGTAGTTTCATTACATCGCCGCAAGCAGGTGCACCAACCATGCCGGTACCGACTGACCTATCATCTTTAGCGAAAGAACCCACATTTCGTGGGTTCTCATAATGGTCAATAACTTGATTCGAATATGCCATAAAACTCCTATTTGGTAGACCTCTCAGGGTGTGTGGGGCCTCTACCGAGCCTATAGGAATTTGACCTACCGCTTACCGCTACACGGCCTGCCCCTGCAAAGGCACATGTATTTAATTGATGCGGGTATAATTTAGCACATTACCTGAACCGTATTGTGCTTCAGCAATCATCTTTGCTTCCCAATCGTTGTTTGCGTTAACACGAACATGGGCAGTTTGATAAGGGTTCAACCGAATCCAAACTTCATAAAGATACATGATTAGCCTTTTTCTACTAGTTGAATATTCTGTGCTTGTTTTCCGTTTGCACCGTCAATTACTTGAAATTGAACAACTGCATTTGTTTTTAGTGTCTTATAACCTTCCATTTGGATTTGGCTGAAGTGGGCAAATATATCCTCTCCGCCGCCATCCGGTACAATAAATCCAAATCCCTTAGAATTATTGAACCATTTTACCTTTCCCTGTTGCATACTACTTTACCTTCTTGTTTTAATTATACTGTACTTTTACCACTTTGTCAAGCGGTTTTTGTTGGTCTCCAGCAACTTACCCAATTTGAGTTGCTTGCAGAAGTACCATTTGGATACGAAAGTGTTATATCCCCATCATCTGGGTTATTGCTACCGCCCTTTGGAGTTTGGTTTCCGCCTACAAATGTATACTTTCCGTTACTCGCTCCGTAAACAAAGTTAACATGCCTATAACTCCAGAATGCTATATCGCCGGGTTTAGCTTGATCTTTAGGAACCTGCACTGCTCCCCATCTTTCTGGATTAGTTGTGATTGCGGCAGCACTGGCAGTTTGGACATATTTGTAACCGGAGCTCTTTAATGCAAAGTTAACAAATCCCATACACCATGCAGTTTGATCTGTGGTCCATGGACTGCTATTAGGATAACCTAAGTTTGTCCAAATTCCGGTAATATGTGGATTGCTTGGTTTTCCGCCTTGTCCTGTTTCGCGCCAGTACCCTTGAGCTGCCTGATCAAGGCACTGCGTTAAGAATGGAACTATATCACTAAAACTTGCATCAGTGGCTACAGTACCTGTGCTAGTTGTTCCGTCCTCTGGAGTACCTGCATAATTTCCTTTAACTCCGTCAGCGGCTGCTGCCGCACTGTAATACTGATTTGGTTGTCCATTCTGTGCGGCAATATAGGTGTTAACTGCATTACTTGCCGCTTCTTGTACAGCCGGATCAAGTGATATTGCCGCACTAACACTAACACCACCAAATGATCCACTGGCGCCGGCAGCGTTCCATAGCGCGATGTTTACATTGTTTGCAAATACATTGCCGCTATGATATACGTCAGTAAGTCTACCAGTTCCTGGAATATAAGGCATAATCTCTCCTACACTTATTTAAGCTAGTGCAATGCCAGTTGTACCTTGTATATATTGGTCTGATGCATCTTTTGCAGCCGCCGCCATTACAATAACATGATTCTGTTTGATAGTCACTGTGTCTGCGCCTGCTAAAAACATAAATGGCATCATCCCTAATCCCTGAGGTCCGATACTAACGCTTTTAGGTTTATTGAGCTTAACGTGCTCGCTTGTCTCTTCATCTAAGCGACCGATAATTTCTTCTCCAGAAATTAATTTAATACTTACTACTTCGCCAACTGTGGCGCCTTTTGAAATTAACATTTTATATCCTTATTTTTCTTCAGTGTCTTGTGGTATTTCACATAATGCTTCTAGTGTTTTATAATGCTCATAGGCTTTTTTAAGAGCTTCAAAGTGTTCTAACTTTGCAGGATCTGGTCTTAGAATTGCAAGTCTACTTTCGATTTTCTTAATGGTATCTAAAATACTAACGCCTTTAATCTTAACATCGCCCTCGAACACTGCATTATCTTTAACATGTAGTCCCGATGAAAGTGTTGTGTTGCTGCCGCTGGACCCCACAGCACCAGTTGTATACCACGGTGATGACCATGTTGTGCCATTACTACCGCTAGTAGTCGAAATTGTTATATTCCCTATAGTACTGCTAGGGTAATTAATGGTGTTATAATTATACGAAGATGCCATACTTGCACTATCTATATAGACATCGTTTGTGAACAAATCATCTAATTTTATAGTATCTATTTGCTCAGAGGTTAGAGCAGGTATATCTTTATCATCATCCATTTAGGTGTGCCTTCAATTCTGTAAAGCCGCCAATAAGTTGATCGTCTAAAAAGATTTGAGGAACTGTACGTGCGTTAGGAACGGCTTCTAATAATTCTTCTTTGGTATATCCGTCTCCGATTTTCTTTTCTTCAAACGGAATACCTTTTTGACTTAATAATGCCTTTGCTTGATCGCAGTAAGGACAGTGATATTTAGACCATACAATTGCTTTCATTATGCTTTCTCCACTTCAACTAATACATCCCCTGCAACTAAACCTTGAACAACTTCTTCAATGGTTGCAGGTAGATCATCAAACCCTGTTTTTTCTGCATCATCACCTCTGTCTCTAACTAATTGACTTAATTTTACAACAAAGATAGTTTCTTCAATTCTTGCCATCTTTACCTCCAAGTTTTCTGTGCAATCCAGTGTTGTATGCGCTGGATACGCCATGCGGCCCACATTGGGGCTCTAAATAATGCTCGACCACTAGGTGTGTACAGCATTAGATCACTGCCTACTCCCATTAGTCCTATAAATGGTAATTTCATAAATCCGGTAACTCCTCGTGTTCTACAGCATCTGACATTACACCAATAACGTAGTTTGTACTTTCGTTTTCTTGTAATGCGGTTTGCTTCTTATTAATGTTCACATGTTTGTTAAACCAAGGAATTGGAGTAGTTTTCGGATGTTCCTCAAGATACTTAATTCCTATATCTTTTAATTTAGTAAAAGCAGTATAGTCTACAAAGTCTTTTAGAATTTGTGCATTAAGTCCAATTACCACGCCTCGCCTGAATAGATAATCTGCCCAGTCTTTTTCTTCTTTAATCACTTCTATATACATGGCATAGACTTCTTCTCGGCATTCTTCTTCAATTGCCACAAACTCTGGATCATCTTTGATTACGTTGTTAATAATCCAAGCGGTCCACTCGCTGTGCAGGATTTCATCTTGTAAGATTAAACTGATAATGTTACCATTACCAATATAGATCTTATTTTCTACCATGGCCAATGAAGTGGCAAAAGATACCATGAACCGTAGGGCCTCAAGGGCGTAGGAGGCATGTAGTGCCATCCATATTGCTCGCTTGTGAGTATAGATTGGAATGTCTTCGCCCAACTCTTTACGGCTGTTAAGAATATGAAGAGCCTCATAGTAGCGACCAATATTAGCAGCCATGCCAGCAATTTCAGCTGTGTCATGAATCTTATTGAATTCATCTTTTGGTACTCCATATACGTTACGGATGATATGACTGTAACTCTTACTATGGATGCTGGTTTCAAAGAAACTCCAAGTAAGTGTTAGTGCTTCGAGTTCGGGGATTGAGCAAACCGGGCCGAAAACCTGGAAAGGCGCACGACCTTGAATGCTGTCTAATGCTGTCTGGCGTAGTAAGTTGCTGGTAAAGATATGTTTAACAGCATCACTAGCTTCCTTGTGATCCATTTTATCTTTGGTTAAACTAATTTCTTCAGGCACCCAAAAGAATCCACGAGCAAGTTCTTCAAATTTACTTAATTTAGGATACTTAACTTCTTCGAATCGCTGAACTGTAACTGGACCTTCTGGGTCCAGAAACATCTTACGCTTTAGATAGTTTGTAGGTTTTGTAAAATCGTATTGTGCTTTACTCATTTGTAGTCACCAGGTGGTATGTGTGGGCACGGCTGTTTATCACCATGTCGTGTGTGGCATTTAGGGCAGAATGGTTCCATGATTAAAATTGATCCGCCTCTGTTGAATGTGTGTTTGCTACTGTAGAGGTTGCACCGACTGCTGTACTGATAAGGTCAAAGTACCCAACACCTACTTCTCGTTGGTGTTTGACCGTTGTGAATCCGCGAGCCTGTGCTTCAAACTCACGTTGTTGCATTTCGCTGTAACCAGCCATGCCACGTGCTTTATATGCTTCTGCTAGTTCAAAGGTAGCAAGGTTAACACTATGGAAACCTGCTAAGGTAATAAACTGGAACTTGTAGCCTAATTCACCTAGTTCACGTTGGAATGTTTCACATTCTTCTATCGATAAGAATTTTTGCCAGTTAAACGACGGAGAGCAGTTATAAGCCAACATCTGATCTGGGAATTCTGCGTGGATTGCATCGGCAAACTTTTTGGCTTGTTTGATGTCTGGGGTACTAGTTTCGAACCATAGTAGGTCTGCATATGGAGCGTAAGCCAAGCCCCTTGCAATGCAAGCATCGATACCGTTTCTAAATTTGTAAAACCCTTCTTCTGTTCTTTCATTGATTACAAAGTCCTTGTCTAATGGATCATGGTTGCTAGTAATTAGAGTAGCGGCTTCTGCATCTGTACGTGCCATGATCACAGTGTCAACACCGGCAACATCTGCGGCTAGGCGGGCGGCGTTGAGTGTACGAATCATTTGGCTGGTAGGTACAAGAACCTTGCCACCCAAGTGTCCACATTTCTTTTCGCTAGCTAACTGATCTTCAAAGTGTACGCCTGCGGCGCCTGCTTCAATCATAGCACTCATTAATTCGTATGCGTTCAAGGCACCACCAAAGCCGGCTTCTGCATCAGCAACAATGGGCAAGAAATAATCGGTAGATACATTCCCTTCACTATGTTCAATTTGATCAGCGCGACGGAAAGCATTGTTAATGCCTTTAACTACACGAGGTACAGAATCTACAGGGTACAAAGATTGATCTGGATATGTTTGATTTGCTGTATTGTTAGCGCCGGCAACTTGCCAACCTGACAAGTAAATCGCTTTCAACCCCGCCTTAGCGTGTTGTACGGCCATTTGACCGTTATATGCTCCGAGCGTATTGATGTACGGCTCATTTGCTAATAGCTCACGTAGTTTATATGCTCCACGCTTGGCTAATGTGTGTTCAATCTGTACACTACCCTGTAGCTTTCTGACTGTGTCTTGTGTGTAGTTGCGCTTTTTCATTTATTCTCCTTGTTATAATTTACACGCTTCGCAATCGTCGTCCTCTAATACTTCGTAGATAACAACATTATCTGCGGCGTTGACGTTTGTAACAACGTTAGTATTTGTCACACTGGCCTTTGCGCCGACTTTATTAATTAGACTATAGTAGATGGTCTTAACGCCCCACTTGTAGGCAAGCATAAGATTCTTTGCAATAATTGTTCCAGGAACCTTGCCACCATAATGAGCAGGGTTGTAGAATGTATTTGTTGATAATGACTGATCAATGTATGCGGCTAGTACTGCTGATGTCTTTAAATAATCAACACAATCATGTTGGTCCCACATCAATTGGTAACGATTCTTTAGACGTTTGTATTCAGGTACAACCTGTACAAACGATCCAGCTTTCGATTCCTTCACAGAAATCAATTCCATCGGCATTTCAATTCCGTTGGTGGAGTTTAATACAACTGAGCTGGACTCTACTGGTGCTACTGCCATTAGTGTGGCATTACGAATACCGTACTTCTTCATACGCTCACGTAGTGGTTCCCAATCCATGCTAGGAGTAAAATCAGTTAATTCGTTTACTCCTGCATTACGGCGTTCCCAAGGAAATACTCCCTTACCGTACCAAGTGTGTTGGCTACGCTCGCAGGCCCCTCTTTCTTGGGCAAGTTCCACACTAGTCTCTGTTAGGTAATATGCTTGGTGTTCCATCCAACGCTTAACTTCGGCAAGTGCTTCGGCAGTACCATATTTGTAACTACGACGAGCATGCCAGTATGCCAGGTTAGTAATGCCAACACCTAATGGTTCAAAGTCTTTATTGGCAAGGCGACTCTGAACACTTAAGAAGTCTTGATAGTTTAGTAAGTTGCTGAGCGAGCGAACCAATACTCTACAAGCCTTACGCATTTCTTGAGGGTTGCGGAAAGCACCCCAATTGATTGACCCAAGTGTACAAAGAGCAATGCGTCCTGTAGGATCTTCAATTCTTTGGAAAGGCTTTGTGGGCAACAGAATTTCTTGGCACAGATTTGATTGATAGATCGGATCCACCGTCGTGTCGAACGGACCCTGGTTGATAACGTTATCAATATTGACCAAATATATTCTGCCCGTATCAGTGCGTTCCTTAAGGATACCATTTTTGAATATCTCATCCGCCGATACAACTTTCTTTTTCTTTGTCTTATCTTGCTCATACTGTAAGTATAATGCCTCAAATTCTGCACTGTCTCTGTAATATGCTTCGTACAAGTCTGGAACTTCGTGTGGATCGAACAATGTAATATTCTCACCGTTCTTATAGCGGCGCCAGAACATGGCATTAACAACAACACTATAATCCATTTGACGTACACGAGTTTCTTCTGTACCTTGATTATTCTTTAGAACAATAAGGTCTTCGAATTGAGCGTGCCATACAGGGAATGTAACTGTACAACTAGCATTACGAATGCCACCTTGACTGCAACTACGCAGGTCAGCAAACCATTTCTTCAAGAATGGTATCATACCCGTGTGTTTGATTTCTCCGTTGCGAATTGGGGCACCTAAGGGGCGAATTCTGCCTATTTCGAGACCAATTCCGGCTCGTTTTGAAGCATATTTGGCCATCATTTCGCCAGCTGCAAATATGCTATCCAAAGTATCGTCGCTACTAATGAGAACACAAGAACTAAACTGCTTTGTAGTAGTGCCGAGGCCAGCCAGCACAGGGGTAGCAAGAGTGAAATGACCATCACTAGCACATTCGTAGTATTCTTTGACATATTTTAACCTTTTATCTGCAGGTTCGCTATGGAACGCTGTGGCGGCTGCTATAGCGTAACGTACCTGGGGTGTTTCATAAATTTGACCTGTGGCGCGATTCTGTACAAGATACTTTTCTGCTAATTGTGCAATAGCGGCATAGGTATATTGTTCGTCCTTTGCGTGGTCGATGAACAGATCAATTATATCCCATTCTTCTTTTGTGTACCAGTCTAGTAGTTCACTAGTGTACATACTAAGTTCCACATTCTTCTTTACAATGTCGTAAAGTGCAGGAGGTTCGTATGTCCCATATACTTCTTTGCGTAGCATAGAGACTTTTTGCCTGCCTGCTACGTATTGATAATTGACATTATTAATTTCTGGATTTTCAGTTTCGTCGATTAAGTCAACCATGGCCTTGAGTAATAGCTCGTCTATGGTCTTTGTCGACATTCCGTCATGTAATTCTATTTGTGCTTTAATTTCGATCATCGAGGGGCTAACGCCGTCAATTCCTCTACATCCATAAGCTACCTGTCTCTGTATTTTTGCGATATCTAACGGAACGCGATGTCCGTTACGCTTGACCACTGTGATCATTAGTAACCCTCTTTTTATAGTTCTAGGTTGATATTTACCTTGGAGTGGTAACTTCTACCAAATTTTCTAGTCTAAATGAGCCGGTCAATTCTTCTTCGTGTACGGGCCCATTATCATTGTAGTTAATAACCCACTCGTCATTAACGTAAACTAAATTATACTGCCTGGTTTGGTTGCTGTCTATAAGAGTCCTAACCTCAATCTTGGAATCCTTAAATTTTTTTGTCAATTTAAGTGTCCAACCTATCATTAGTGCCTTGGTAAAATCATCATATTTGTTTTCTGCAATGATTTCCCAAGGACTGGGCCAGCTCTTTTGAAAATAAGGGTCTATATTTTTATTATGCGGGACAAAGGGAGCTTGATGCCAGAAATCCCAAACTACCTGTAGGGGATCTTCAACCTCATCCAACTCTCTTCTATGATTTGCCCACTCTGTTAATCTACTATCTACAGGTTGGTTAAACATGTTTTCCTTACAACATTAACTTAGTTTGCATTTCCACTATAACATCAGGGTTTGCTAGTAGAGGATTAATGCCACTTAACTCATAATACTTATATGCAGGCTCAACAGTTACACTCCAATATAGGCCGCCGTCGCTAGGAGATGAATTGTATTCGTCATATATTTTTACATTAGCAGGTGTAGTTCCACCACGGACTAATATTTTTAAATTGCCGAATCTATTAATTGCGCCATTACCGGACGAAGCTCTATATTTTATGTCAAGGTGCTGAGGGTAACCAGTGATAGGTAATCTTATTAATGCCGTAGATGTATTTGCTATTAATGTTGATGTAGATACAGAGTTTAAATCAACAGTTGTTCTGCCTTCTATTAAAGGGTAGTAGGTATCGGTTGCACCTCTTGTTTCATCATGCCACTTTTGTCTATTAAAGAAATCATTTACACTAGAATTGCCTGCTGTTTCAAACCTAATTACAGATGTGCCGTCTGTATACGATTCTGTTGCCCTACCATAATTTCCTACTCTAATATAAGAGTTATTTTGACTGACATTATATGCCGGTGCTCCTGTAGCAGATGTACCTACTAAAAATCCTTGATATTCAATTTCTTCAAATTTATTACGTTCAACGCGAGAGTATGTAGGACCAGTAAGTGCTAGAGAATTGTATTCAGATAAGAATGCGACACCATAGGCAGAATATTTAAAACTATTATTCTGAATGATAATGTGATTAGTATCCCAGTTAGATTTAACACAGTAGTACAATCCTGTAAATTGACAATTATCAATTAAAATGTTTTCCGAAGTAACCGCACTATATCCACGAATGTCAATACCTGTGTAATCCTCATCAGCAGGAGTTACATAAGAATGATGTCCTTGGAATTTTACATTGCGTACCACGCCATGATCAACACAGTCTAAGCTCAACAGGCTAAGATGAGGAGTTAATGCTGTAGAGGTGCTGTACATCAATGTCATGCCCTCTATGTGTATGTTTGCAGGCTGTCCTGTTCCCTGAATAGTGTTTGCAGAACTATCAGTTAAAGGATCAAATTTACCTAAAGAACCTCTTAATGCAGGATTACCATCTTTGTCTAACGTTGCTTGTCTATTCTTCCAATCAACTGTTTGAAAAATTCCAGATCCGAGACCTACATTTTCGATAATAGTCTTATCAATTCCCTCTCCTACAATTACTGTGTTTTTAGGAATATAAATTGTGTCGCTGATTCTATAGTGTCCTGCTGGAATATACAGCTTCTTGTTATAGCGTAAATCACCAGAAGTGTCAAATACAGTACCGTCATCAATGTCCATGTTTAGGAATAAATGGTCAACAGCCTTTTGAATTGCTGTAGTGCAATCAACAGCAGTAGACGATGTTGTTACTACCCCGAAGTCTGCAATACTAACAAAGTCGTCTAATTTGTCTTGGGCAGTTCTTATAGTCCTATTGGTATAATCCGGAACAGGATCTGTTGATGTTACAGTATCAGAGGAATTTAATTCCCAAGTGTAATTTGCGTTTAACGATGTGCTAGAGACAAACGAGCTAAACAGCCTTAGGTCGTTTTCGGTTAAAACTCGAACATTTGCATCGCGAGCACCGCCGTCCTCTCTTTTAAGACCTATGTATAGGTTTTCAGTATCTTCCGCCCATGCAAATTCACCACCTGCAAGTTGCGGAATACCTGTTTGATTTTCTTGTCCTCGTCTGACCTGAATTCGAGCAATCTCAATAACAGCCATATAAAATATCCCCTGTATGGGATATTTATGCTGTTAAGTGTTGTTTGAGTCCCCGCATTCCTGAAGTATAGTATTCTTCCACTTTAGCCAACCATTTATCTTGGTATTCATTGAATTCTGAGGGTTTTAAAATGAATTCTTGATATTGTAGATCCCTGCTACACATAAAAACAACACCTTTACGAATATTAGATCCGTATACTTCATTATGTGCCATAATATAAGCCATTAACTGCATCTTATAGTCTTCAATCCACTCTTCTTTTTTAGGCTTATTGGTTTGTTTGTGATCCATGACTGCTTCGTCACCGTCGTGGACTCCTACTAGGTCAGTAGTGCCGGAATACAATCCTGGAAAATAAAGACTTTGTTCCATTGCCCATACTTCATTTACTTTGCTAAGTCCGTTGGTAATAATAATATCAGCCATTTTGTTAGCTTGAACATGTACTGGATTATTTCCGGGCTGGCGTTGCTCCCCAATAAGGAAACGCTCTAAATTGGCGTGCATGGCTGTACCAATGCCTGCCGCTTCTCTTGTTATTTGGTTAGCTTTTTCCTCACCTATACGTTTTTTCCACTCATTCAGATGGGTCATATCCTTAGTAGCACTAAGAATCGTTGTTACACTAGGTAATGTTTCACCGTCTGGAGTTTGATAAACACGCTTGCGAGTTACAGGATCATTTACCTGAACACAGTTTTTATATTGGAATCGTTCGATGAACGGTGGCGGAGTATAAGATGTCATAAACTTAATTATAACATCGTACGTCTATCTGTCAAATATTTGGAGTTAATTGTTTTGCGTTACTAGATGCCATTGCATCTACTGCTGGTGCCGTACCTTTTTCTGCTGCCGGATTTGCAGTTTGGCTTGGAGTTTTTGTTTTAAGAACTATAGATCCGTCATCAAGAATGTCTTGAATTACATCGCCTGCAGGATCTACTGTATTTTTAAGAGCAATTAATCCATCAGGTGTGCTTATACCTAAATGGAAAGGTCTTAATAATTTAAGTACAGCTTGAAAAGGCAAAGTCGAACTTTGCCCTTCCCTGTCTGCTTGTCCTTGAAGAACTGCTAGAACATCTCTAGCACTTCCAAGGTCTACTTCAAATAATCTCATCTTGCTAGCTTAGATAGAATAGAATGAGATTCTGCTAGCTTGCGAGCAAACTTGCTTTCACGCATCTCGCGTCCTGGAGTACCTGCGCCAGCGGCTGCATCACTAGCACCAAATTCGTCAGCGCCGCCAACTGGGTTCATCATATCTGGGCCAGCAGCATCCATACCTGGCTCTGCTGGAGGCATACCTGAGTCCATGCCTGGCTCCATTCCCATTCCCATATCTGGTGTTGCTTCTCCTGCTAGTACAGCAACGGCAGCACTAATTGCTTCACGTTGTTGAGTTAGTGTTTCTAGGGTAGAAGCTAATGCTGGACCAACTGCTTGCTTAAATGTCTCAGCTTCTTGTGCTCCGAAATCCGCCTTAATAGCATCTGCTAATTCGATCATAGTCTTGGTCTGATACTGACCAACACGTTGCATCCAACTTGTATAGTCATTGACCATATCGCCAGCGGCAGTAATTGCCTTGGCTTTGCCTTCTTCGTCTTCCGCTAGTAGTGCCGCTAAACTTTCGTTAACAATCTTAACATGACGCTTGAAAATTTCCTTTGTTGATTCTTCTAGCTTACCTGCCTTCTTTAGCTTTTGACGAACTGCACCTGCTACACGCTCACCTGCTTCTTTGCTGCCATAGTGTTTTCCTGCGCTCTTAGCAATCTTAGCAAAGTTCTTACCTGGCTTGCCTTCGTCCTTACCTTCTTGTGCAACAGACTCTTTAGCCTTCTTAGCTTTCTTTTCTGCGTCATCGTCACTAGGACCTGCTAGTTGATCAGTCTTACGTGTAACACGTTGAGCTGGATGTTTCTTACCGCTCTTGTCTGTCCAGGTTGTGTCAGTCTTGTCAAACTTACCTGTTTCTTCTTTGACCTTCTTGTCTTTTACAGCCTTCTTCATAGGCTCTTTCTTATTGCCATCTTTGTCCATGTCTAAGAAGTCTGGCTTTGCGCTTTCTTCAAATGGCTTACCTGCCTTCTTAGCTGCCTTAGCACGGCTACCCCATACTTCATCTTTAGGGGTTTCTACTTTTCCGTCACCGTCGTAGTCTTTGGCAGCTGTGCCTTGAGCATGAATCTTGTGCTTAGGAGCACGAACGCCCTTCTTAGCTTCACTTAGCTGATCCATTTTGTCGCGTAATTTTTTGATGTCTTCACCTAGCATTTCTTTAATCCTTGTGTTTAGCAAGGCAAGCATGGCCTTGTCTTTTTGATATGTTTCGTTAGTTAACAGATCATTAATACCTGCTCGTCCTTCTTGTTGGAACATACGTGTGCGAAGCTTATTTCGCATGTCTTCTAGCTGTTCTCTAGAATACTTGCCTAGGTCAACATTAACTCCAAACATTTTATTCATGTTTTCTTTAAGTTGAGAGCTTGTTATTTTATTTCTAAAATCAGTAGTTTTCATATTGGTTCCGAAAGATTGGTTAAATTTATTTATCTAAACCTCATAAGTTTTTCAAAGCCTACAAGTATGGTCTTCCTGTATTGTTCTTTTTTATACTTAGCTATATTTCGCTTGGTGTACATAACTTCTGCTCTGTCTATGTTTTTAGATTTTAGGCTTTTTTCAGCCATTATGTCGTGCAGTTCTTCTTCAAACAATGCATGTCCGTACCTTCTATCGGCCATTAACATATCATCGTCAAGATACTTGCCCAGAGCAAGTTTATTAGCAATTATAGCAGCGGTTTGGGGTAGATTTATCTTATCAATAACAATGTCGTTACTGTAGTCGAGTATATCATAGAATCCAGATTTTGTCTTTTTAATTCTATAATGTCCTACCCGTATAGTACCGTCAGTAGTTTTAGATGGAACAATTATGCCTTGGGCTTTTAATTGTTCTTTAACATCGTGCCCAAGTTTTTTAACTTTTTCTAAAATATTATCAGGAACTTGTTTCATTTACATTCTTTATCAGATGTTGATTATCTTTACTTAGTGTATAGATACCTTTCCTGACAAGGTTCTGGGCTAACCACTGATCGTGCTCAGCTAAACTATCTATATGGATATTGCCTGCATGATCCTGAATAAATTCTTGTTCTTGATTTGTAAGTGAGATGCTAACACCGGATAGTAACTGTGCAATTTTCATATCATGCTCCTGGTGTTGGTGCAACCTGGGCAGGAACTGGTTTATTAGCATCTGGTTGTTGTTTGCTACCGATTGCCTTCATTAGCGTAGCAACCTGTGAAGTTAATCCAGGTTTAGCAATTACTGCCTTTGTAAAGGCGCCAAGTGTTTTTTCTTGTTGGGGTGTTAGGGTTTGTTTCTGTTGAATAGCGGCATAGGCCTTTGTAAATTCGTCTGGACTAGTAACATTGACTTGATTCTGTTTTAATAAATCTGCCAGTTGTTTAGCATTAGGATCTTGTTCGTCTTTTGCCTGTGTGTTAGAAGCGCCCGGTGTCTGCGATACTGACGCCACTGGTTGATTACTGGGCATAGTTGACGACCCAGTAGAACCTATCGGTTGTTGCTCTTGTATAAATTCGTAGGCTCTCATGTTATTTGCCGAAAAACTTAGCTAGTGTTTCTAAGTGTCCGGACACCCATCCTAAGACCGCAACTCCACCTAATACTAGATATGTCCACTTGATTTTAAAACCTTCAAGTTCCTTAATTTTTTTAGCTAGCTCTGCATGTTGTGTACAGCTAGCATCATACATTGTTTTTAATTGTTCTTTTAGATCTGAGTGATTGGTATTAACGTCGCCCTTAACGTCGTCAATTTTTTCATTTAATCCGTCAACTTTTGTTTCGAGTATTCCGACTCGTTCTTGTACTGTGGCCATTTCAGGCGGTCTCCTTTTAAACTGAAGTAACATGAACTTTAAAATGTGCCTTTGAGTGCCTTGATGATTGTATTTTTAGTTGCCGGATTTTTTAATTCAAATATAGTAGTGTCTATATTTATTGTTTCTTTTAATTTTTGTATGACTGGGACACCGCTGATATCTTCATATAGCGCACCTAACTCATCACCATTATGAATATAAACACCAGAACGATCTGGGTGGAATCTCCAGGTCCATACTGCATGTTTACCTTTATAATCAGATCCAAACCCCATACCTTTTACATCCATTAGATCCATGCGGGGGTCTCCGTCGTAACTAATGATCGATCTAATTTCAACACACTGTTTTAGTGTTGTAAAATTTCTGTATTGGTCATGCTCAAATTGAGTTCCCTGACTCGGCCTAATAATTTTAGTATTAGTAATATCTATTAAAGTTTGTATTTCAATGGTTTCCATAATGTACCTATATAATTTATTTATGTCATAAAAAAAGGCCTTCCGAAGAAAGCCTTTCTGTTACGAACTATAAAAATTATAGACCAGTGTTGATACCAGCTGTAACTAGTGTAGAAGCATTGTTAACGCTCTGGAAAGAACCAGTAGCTTGAACTAGGTCTTCTAGGTATTGTGCTAGAGTCTGGCTGGTAGAACCATCATATTCTTCTTCAGCGTGATCGCCACCGATAGCAACAACACCGATAGAAATTTCTGTATTGCTGTTTTGTGGCTCGCCAACGATTTCGATAGAAACACGTTGAGCAATAGCGTCTAGAGCAGCAACAACTGGGCTACGAACGCCTGCTGTAGTTGCGCCTAATTTAGCGTTAATTGCGCTTGGGAAAGTGATAGTGAACCACTGTAGACGAGGACCGTTCTTGTATAGAGGTAATACAACTGCTTCGTTCTTTTTAACTTGAGTAACCATTTTAATCTCCTTGATCTGGTAAAGTTTCCCTATGAAACTTATATGTGTTTATTTATACAAATCAAATGAAAATAGTTCAAATGGCTATTTAATCGTCTTCTTTGAGGCTACCTTCGATGATTTTAAGCCCCTTGGCGGTTTCTTTGCTGTCTCTGAGCTTACGAATTCCCCTAGTAAACTTGCTAGGATCGCTTGCTTTAATTGAATTTAAAAATCTACGTTCTAATTCGTATGCCTGTTCAGGTGGGAAATTCTCCTTAATTATTGATAGCAGATTTATAGCACTGTTAATTACATGGGCGGCCCTAGATTCGATAACCGCTTCATTGTCTTTTTTAACAGTGATTGCATTTAGTTCTTCTAATAGACTTCGAGTGGCTCGTTTCAAGATATAAATTCCCTTTTGGTATTTAGTTTATTATAACACATAGCGCCGGAAAATAAAATTAGTGTCAACTCACTAAAATATCTATTTTGTTGCACCGCAATAGAGTTTATACTAAATACTCAGTAGAAACCATGAGTATCTACACACATACAGAGGGTTACACAAAATGAAAATCATATCAGAATTTATGCAAGGACTGATGGAACGACTAGCAGAAATGTTTCCGGGAAGTTCTTATCAAAGCCGCTTAGACACTTATCTAAGTACCAAAGGCATAACAGATGCCGCTCAGTTAGAAAACTACATTAGAGAATTTAACTCCCGCAAGGAGAGCTATCTATGAAAAAAGTTTTAGAAGCTGTTTGGAATTTCTTAGTTGAAATAGGCGAAGCTCGCAGAGCTAACATGCAAAAGACAGGTTATAAAGGTTGGTACTGATATGAATAACGATTCTTCATTCATATCAGTATGCATCATGTTCCTACTTGTAGGACTTATGCTTATGGTTCTTTAATCTTCTAGATTTAGCCAATATATGTTGTGTTTCATATAAACAGGCATATATAATATATACAAACATACACACAGGAGAAATAATATGTTTACACCAGAAACAATCATCGATAGCGTTCAGAACGCAAAGAAACAAGTCGTTAACACTTTTGTTACCGATGACAAGTTTAAGAAAGAACTTGTAAAATTGATCGATGCTCAAACAGAATTTGCCAAAGGTCAGGTTAAAGCGACTCTAAGCATTTCCGAAGCACTCGTTAAGAACGCTTCTACAGCTTTTTATGCAGCTGGAAAATAATAGCATTACAGACATACACACATAAGGAGAAAAACATGTCTAATTTCGAAACACCCAAGCTACCAGAAGTTAAATTTAATAAGAACGGTTACGAAATCCGTACAGATATCCTACACATGGCTAAAGATCTAGTCATGCACGATTTCCAGGTTAAATGGAATGGTTGGGAAGTAACTGCGGCTCGTGACGAGAAGACCGGCCAGATCGTTAACAAGATCGATATGCCCCAGTTCCCAGGACTTGATAAAGTTCTTGAAACTGCTGAAAAAATGTACGGCTTTGTTAATGCTGGTGCTACCAATAAGAAATAATATTATAAAAAATTATATTAGGGCGTAGCCAAACATTATATTATATTAGAAAATAAAAAAGGACCTTCGGGTCCTTTTTTTATGTCATTGGACGAAGTCTCATATATTCAGGATATGCCTTACTAAAGTTCCGCATAATAATACCTGCATATTTGTGTGCTTCGTTTTCTTCTGGGCTACCTGTTTTACCGCTCTCATCATTGAGTTCGTGATTACAGTCCTGTTTCCAGTGTGTAAGTTCATGCGCCATTGTACGCAGTATATCGATTGGGTGTCGATTGTGCAAGGCAACATATAAAGTATTTTCCCCGTTTACATACATGCCAAATGTTGGTTGATCGCCGGTTACTGTAATCTCTTTCTCAAGTACAATTTTAGGTAAACTTTTTAGATGTAGAGTTTTTATGCAAATAGTTAAAAATCTGCCCATCATTTCGCCAAACGTCTTGGCGTCCAGCGTTTTATCCATTACATCTTCACATAAAAAATGTCTTGCTCGCATTGTTATATTAAGCCTGAGCTTCTGTCCAGTTCATACGTGCTACAACAGATGGGTTAGCCGCAATAGGAATAACTGCAACTGTTAAAATATCCGGACCGTCTGGATACTTATTAGAATCAGTTGTTGGATAACTTAGTGAATTGCCTCCACCTAAGATACTATTACCGATATCTCGAACTTTTGATAAGTCCGCGGCTGTAACACCAGCCGCTGGCGCAAAGAATGTATAGATACATTCTCCACCCTGCATTGTTTGTGTATTAGTATGTAAACAGGCCTGTGCTAGGCTGGAACCACCAACTGCGGCAAATGTTCCACCACTTACTCTGGCATTTAACCATAATTCAATTTTTACACCAGCAACTGTTGGATAAACGTCCATAGATTGTGGTTGCAACTGCATACGGTTAATAATTTCTCTTTGTCCCAATAGACCAGTTAATCCGCTATCTACTGCTGGCGATAATCTAATACTAAAAACTGGATATCTTGTGCCCGCTGAAGCATAAACAATAGCCGTAGATTGCCCGTAGTTGAATTGAATAGCTTTATCGTCATCATAACGACCGTCCATAATTACAGAACTTCCCCAATGACTTATAGTTGCCGCACATTGAGGACCCCAGAATGCAACCATTGTAGGTGCTGTAGCAGAGTAAGTAAATGCCTGCCCAGTTGAAGCGCCCCCCATACCAGTAAATCCACCGGGACCGGTTAAGTTAGTTAACCCCCTCGATACGCCTGTAAAGGTAGTTGATGTTTTTCCAGTATATGACACATATTCTACGGCTGCGCCAGTATTTCCAGATGCCTGTAAGATTAGATTTCCAGCAGATGGAAAACCTGTAGTGCTGTTTACTGTAATCGTAGTATCTGATGCTCCTACCGACGAAGTTATATAATTTGTTGGATAGAACGTATTAACTTCGTATCTAGCGGGTAGGTTACCTGATCGTAAATATGCCTCTGTCATTTGGTTACCGTGTGCCGTTCTATGACAATAAATTACTTCTCCTCGTTGATTCCTAATTCCCCAACGAACTGTTCCGGCTCCATACCAAGCGTAGTCGATAAACCACATCTGCATCTTGGTAATATCTAGTGTAAATCCACTTGCGCCTGTCCCATCAGCTTTATCGATATTCCATTGACTCTGAGGAATCCTATAATCGACAACTTTATTAACAATAACCTGAGAAGGAGATGCAATACTCGTTCCTTTGTACTCTGGGTAAATGGTCATACTGGTGTTGCTTTCTATGCTTACAATTGTATGTACCATACCTCGAATAACGATGCTATCGCTAGGTTTTAAAGTCTGCGCCCAAACAGTATTAATACCTGTACAAACAGAAGCACCGTTTGTTAAAGAACTTAGATATCCTTGTAACTGAGTAGTACTATTTCTACGAACTGCATACAGAGTCTGTCCGTCATATTCAAAAAACATACCGTTTGCACTATCAAACATTCCTACTCTCATTGTAGCACCATACCACTGGTACGGTTGAACTGTGAAAGAATTATTTGTTATGCAGGTAGCAGGGCTTGCACTTGGTGAACTTGTAGCGGTATAGGTAAATGTAGTATCAGTAGGAATACTTGTTACGGTAAATGTGCCGTTGTATTCTGCCTGATCGGAACCTGATACCTTTATAGTTGCACCTATGTTTACGTTGTGAACAAATTTAGTTGTTACAGTAATAGTTGTTCCCGAAGCAGTTAAACTGTCGACTTGCCACGGTGAGCATAGGTTAGAACCGGTAGAGAATTGAATGCCCTTACCAGATTGATAACGGAAATAACGTCGTGTTTGACGAATCAATTGGTTTCCATGATAAGGATAACCTGCCGTAAATGTAACACCGCCGTCGTATGCTCTATGGATACTAGATCCCCAAGAGCGGGCATAGATACTGGCATTTAATACGGCTGTTATAGCACCAGTCGGTGCACCTGCAAGACCACCACTTGTTTCAACTGTAAACGTGTTTGATGTAGGCACTGTTTTAACAAACCATGCGCCGTTTGGTGCGTTTGTTGATGCAGTAGTACCTACAATAAAAATTCCAGAGCCGGCAGTTAATCCATGGGCGTTTGTGGTAGTTACTGTTAATAATGTTCCTACGTTAGTGATAGCTGCTGTACCGGCAGGAATTGCAGAACCTGTGTAAAATGCTCCAACAAATAGATAGGTCTTAGTACTATCAAATATACTACCGTTAGTTACGTTTGCGCGAGCATAGTAGGTAATACTTGTATTAGCAGTCACTGAGGCTGGTAGATACCAGCCATTAGCCTGTTGACTTGTTGTGTCCTGCACATATATCGGAGTGCTGGTTGTTATACCAGTTGTATTACTAATAGAAATAGTTACAAGTCTTGTTCCGTTTCCTGTAGCGGCAGTAATTTGATAACTACCAGATGCTGTGTTAGGTAATGTGACTGTAGCAGAAATATTGCTAATGCCCTGCGTAGGGTCATAAAATGCGGAAGGCCTATAATTCATCAATGACATAGTTTCCCACTTTGTCGATTGTACACCGTATTCAAAGTCGGTATCTATTAACGCCTGTGGTGAGCTAGTCCTAAGTTTTTCAACAGGATCTCTATATGATTCTGCTGGAAGGAATGTTTCGTTTGTCTCATCTACTATAATTGATAACTTATCAGTAGCGCCCATGGCACCTGTATTATAAGTTAAAATAATTGTAGTAGTTTCGACGTTATTAGTTGTCGATACACTGTATGAAGATGCAGTTAACGAACTATCAGAAAAGTTATAGATAACTGTGTTAGTCGTAACGTTGGTAATGAGAATTAACTGTTCTCTCCTAATGGTTTTGCCATTTATAACAATTGTTCTCGTTGAAGGAGTGAACGTATAGTTTTCTAAAATTACGTGTTTTGCCATTTAATTAATTCCCATAATGAATTTTAAAGATCGATCTTTAAAATTCATATTAAACATCAATTGGAGAACCAGCAACAGGATTTAACCAACTAATGTTGGCGGTATCTAGGGCATGTTTTACAGCAAATATAATTTTTCCCTGAAAATTAAAAACCATTCCATCGTCGCCTGTTAGTCTGGCGCAACGCTCCATTGCTTCGCTCATGACTAGTCCACTTACTTCATAAAAATTAGAATGGTAAGGAAAAGCAGCATTTAATTCATCAAACATTTTATAAAATCCTCTCAAATATAAGTTCGTAGCTTATTTAATTTATTTATCTTAGTTCCAGAATTGAATCGGCTCTTTCTTTGGAGCCGCGGGGTCGAAAATTCCTCTCTCTCCTTTGGCTGAATTTCCAGTCTTTAACTTTAAAATTAGTCCATTATTTGCAACAAAGAAGACCTGATTTTTATAATCCTTCAATTTTAGTGGGTTTAGGAACGTTATCTCTATTGGATTAGAAATTGTTCTCAGAACCATTAACTGTTTTTCTAAATTACCGCTGTTAAGAGTTTCTCTAACAGCTCTAATTCTCCATTGATCTCGTTCAAGGCTGCTGATCTTAATATTATAAGGACTTTCATCACTTAGGCTGCTGCCCCAAACAGTATTGAGCTGTCCGTATTTGTAGCCTCCCGCAATATTGGCATAATATAACATTTCCCTAGGGGTCGTAGGGGCCACATTAGTTGTTACATACTTAGACTCAATTAATTCATTCAAATTGTCAGTTGAAATAATTGCCCTATCGGGCTCAAATACTTTACCTTGTTCTATAGACAGATTATATCTAAAACCAGGAGCAAGTTTAAAAAATTGTAATCTTGCCTTTGGACTGTTAGGCAGGTAAACACTGCTATATGTTGATTGATCTTCCCATAACTCAATTCGAGATGTAGGAGAGATAACAATTTTATCAGCTATAACTTTAACGGCTGCTGATAATTTACCGATCGGGTAACTAATTCCATCTGCTCGAAGCACAGCAGATGCAGATAATTTCGATACACTCGGTGTCTCTGTGCCTGGTTTCAATCTCCAATCTGGAGAGAGTTTCAAGGCCGCTGGAGTAAAAAATACCTGAGTTGAATCGCTAGGAGTTTTTAAACGTTCAAATGCACCAGTTTGAATTGAGATAGAATCAGACCTAGCAACAAATCCATTGTTTAATTTATCAAAGTTTATTCTAAGATTAATATCTTTTACAACAAATCCTTGATATAAAAAATTGCTAGACGGCGTATCGAATAGTTCGGTTGTTATTGAAGGAACTGTAAATTTATCCACTAATCCACTTTGAATTAGATTGCGATCTGTTGAAAGACGTTGTAAAGGATTTTCTACCCGCGATGTTACAATAGATGAAAGATCTGCAACTATTTTAGCAATCGAATTAGCTTTATATACTGATAATATTGTTTTATCACCTTTAACTATTGATACTGGTTTTTCTAAAACTCCTTGCGGCAACAATATATCACCATCTGTTAGCCTTGCTAAAGACTTTTCTAAAGTATTTGATACAGGAGAATCGAATATTTTTGTATCTTTGGATTTAATCTTTAATATATCAATGTAGTTACTCTTAGAAACATCTGATGCATCGGCTTTAACAACAAACCCGTCATACAATACCGAAAGATTTATTTTTGTTGTTTCTGCTTTAACAACGAGTCCGCCTTTTAATGAATCAAACGTCGGAGTAAAGAATATCTGTACTGTAGAAGTATTAAATTTGGCATTATTAACAAACGAAATACGATTTATATCTGATCTAGCTGTTGGTAAGAGTTTCGTGGCTGAACTTAATTTATCAACTGACAGCGTAATCTTATCAGAGATTAATGCAGAAACAGGTTTATTTAATGTATTGGCTGCTAATGTTGCATAGTCTGTAGCAACTGTTGATCCTTGTTCTAAAGTTCTATTATATCGATACCCGGGTGCAAGATTGAAATAATAAAAACGTTCGCCGGCAGTAACTGGACGAGTAGTGGTCCAAACAGATGTAGATGTCTGTGAATAGTATGTTTCTACTCTTGCTAGATTGCTGACATCTAAAGAATTTTTTATAACCTGTGCTGACCTTAACTTTCCTATTGCTACATTTGAATTATCTGCTCTAATTGCCAGTAGCTGTTTATTCAAGTATGAGGCTGCAAAAATTAAATTAGTATCCTTTAATTTAGCCGATGAAAGAGTTTTTCCTGTTGTTAAAATGCTGTCGGCCGAAGATAGTGAGTATCCCCAAGGTGTATATTCTGTTCCTAAAAGCCCCGGCGCTATCGCAGAATAATATAACATCTCTCTCGGTGTTGTAGGAGCAACTTGTGTATTAACAAATGATTGAGCGTAGACAGTATTAACCGTTCGTTCGATAATAGATCCAATAGCAGGTGCAGGCGTGCTGGCAGTTGTTGCTACTTTAATATAAGTCGAGCCGCCTTCAATTACTGTAGTAGTAAGAATACTACCAGTTTGCGTGTTTCTAATTCTAACTGTACTTCCAGTTAGGAACGGTGCGGCACCTGTCTCAGGGAATGAAAGCACTCTAACAGATAATGTAGATGTTGAATAACCTATAGTGTCAGAATCGTTAATATACCAAAGGGCAGTTGAGTAAGATACTCCAGTTGTTTCACCTGTAATTACAGTTTGAAATTCGCCTATTAAATTAGAGTCAGAAAAAGTTTCTAATCTATCTGTAGTCGGTTGATAAGTAATACCTTGTATATCTCTGTCAATAAACAATGTG